AGAAAGTTCATAAGCTCTTGAAGATCGTAATACATCCACTTTATTGATGATTCGTTCAACATTATCATTAATTGTAGAAAGTTTCATCTTGTCTGCTTCAGAAAAAATCTCCCATTTAGAAATCACAAATGCTCGCAAAACATCATATCTTTCAACCAAAAGATTGTAATCAGCATTGATCATTGCCATATCAATAGAATAATCAACGTGTTTTTGAGAACATCCTGAAGAAAAAACCAAAAATAGCGATAAGAATATTGGTAAAAAAAGTTTTTTCATGTTACTGTCCGTTTATTCTGCTGGAATTTCTGGAATGTCTATTGGTAAATCATCAAATTCCGCCGGCGGCTCAGTTGGAACAAACTCGCCTTCAGGAACCTCACCTTCAGGAATTTCTGGTTCTTCAGGAGCAAGATATTCATTGTATGTCTGCCCAGAATTATCAGTTCTTGAAGTGTCAAGAGCAGCAGAACCATCCTGATAAGCATTACCAGAGTCTTGATTCAGCACGTTGCCATCACCTTCCATTTTAATTTTTGTTTTAGACAGGCCCTTAACAATTTCGCTTCCAATAAAAGCTCCCGCTCCCCATTGAATAAGAGTCGGAACTGTTGTTCCAGCAACAGTATTAAGAACATCGTTTCCTGTTGTCGGTTTAACTGGACGTTCTGCTTTAAATGTTTTTGCAATTTCATTGTTATTTTGCTGGCTCATTATTGCGAACAAAACAAGTGCTGTTTCGTTGCCTTTAAGATTATTTGCAACTTCTTTCATGATCTTGCTTTGATTTTCAAAATATGACGCACCTAATGCCGAATTAACGGTATTTGATCGTTCAATTGAAGTTGCATATTCTCTGTAGTCACCAGCACACCCAACCAGTAAAAATGATGATACAACCGGCAATACTAATCCTTTAAATGTTTTCATTCCTTTCTCCTTTTTCAACATTATTTTTGAACCTTTCTTTTATTTATACTTCATAAATTTAAGAGATTCCCGTAATCACACCGTAAGTGACAGTTATAACCATCCATCTTCTATATTGAAGTTTAAAATCTGTTCTTTTGTTGCTCCATTATTATAAATTTTTGTCAAAGCAATAGCCAACAACGTATAGTTTGTGAAATTCTTGTTTCTTAATTCAAAATAATAATTAGAGAATTTTCTGAACTCTCCAACAGTGAAAGGAATAAAACGTTCGTCTGCTGTTGCCCAAGTTCCTTCAATTTCAGTTCCTTTGAAAGTTGGAATCTTGGTATTATCCATCATTCGTTCTGTTGCAAGACGAACTCCTTGAATATTAGTTTCATCTGACTTATAAGGAACATTATTATAATAAAAATCTTTGCTGTTTTCAATTTGTCGTCTTGATATGATTTCTGCCATTTTCATTATATATGCTTGATTGGTTTGTTGGGATTCATCCATTCCCCAAAAAGGATTTTCATGACGTTCAATGTAAATGTCAATATTATTTAACAATTGTTCAAAAAATGAATTGTGTGTTTCATCTTGAATAGGAATTCCTTCATTTTTCCCTACAATGAATATATTGCTGTTGGGCTCATAGTCAATGAAATCGGATACAGGTAAAGATTCTCCTGTATATTTTGTGAATTCGTCAATGTCAATGAACGATAATTTCTTATCGCCATTTTGCATGTAAATTAAATTGTCTTCTTGGAGGAGAAAAATTTTCATATTAGTGTCCTACATATCTGATGAATTTTAAATAAAGAGTTAATGGTTTGAATGGGTATGCCGTATGACTATAATAGTGCAAATGACTAACACTATCATAATGACCTGACGGAGAAACAGCCCTGCTTATTTTTGTACTTGTTCCATAAGGATGCAAATGTGCATTATTTCCTGTCATTCCACTAATTTCAATTGTATCATTTCCTGCTCCTGACGAATATGCACTAGAAAATTTAATATATCTGTCATTTACTTCTCCAACAACTTGCCAACCATTAGGAATATTTCCGGATTGATACCACATACCAATAAGACCAACGGGATTGTAAATGTCAGCAATATGATATGATCTAAGTGTTACATATTTTGGTTTATAAATCCACGTTTGTGGTGCTGGTATAGTATGCGTGTGTGCTCCACCGGCCGCTCCAACAGTTGTAAATTCATTGACTTTGAGGTAATATACTTGTCTGTTTACCGCTGTTGTGTGAATATGACTATTATTCACAGAACCAGTGGATGCGTTTGGTGTTACCGAACCATTATTATATTCTGTTTTGCTTGCATGAGACAATAAAAGTCTATCACCAGCTTGATCAAGATAAGTAATTGATACATGTTGTGGTAAACTATCTGTTGAAAACATCATTAAACCCGGAAACAAATATGAATATACACTACTAGCATAAATTAACTTCAATCTTATTCCGTTTGGTCTGTAAGAAAATCCTATGGAATGGCTGCCATGATACCCTGAACCATTGTAATTCATTGAAGGAGTATGACAACTGGTTGTGCATGTGGAAGTGTACCCAACTTCGCAATCTCTTGCCAAAGATCCAAGATGTAGATCGTCCGTTGTAGAATTTAAAGATATTGAATTGCTGGTGGCGGTAGTGTTTACCAATGAATCACTTGTGGTCCCTCTAATAAAGTAATCTTGCGCTCTTGACCATGCTGTCCACCCTGTAGGAATTGGGGTTGCGGTAGGAATTGCACAAATTAATCCTATTGGAGCACGAATTGCGCCTTTTGCTCTTATTAATGCTGAAACTGGCATTTTATCCCTTATTAAGATGGTCTGAAATCCATTCCTGCAACTGCTGCTTGAATGGTGGTACTATTAAGTTTATAAAATACTACACGGTCAAAACCACTTGCTACTGTCCATGAAGGAATAACTGCTCTTGGCCACCAGATTGGCAAATCACTCCACGTAATTGAACAATTACCACCATTTGAGAACATAAGATTTATTGTTCTGCCAACAGGAAAGTTTGTTATATAAACAGTCATTGAACCAGTAGGGCAATCCCAAATAAATGAGTCATAAAGAGTTGCATCAATTGAAACGCTACCACCATTTGCAATTGCGCCAAAACTCTGTATTTTATCAATCTGATATGGAACTCTTGCGCTGACTGTATTAATGTTGCTTGAATATGTTGCAATATCATTTGAAAGATCCAAAATATCAGATTCTTTTGCGCTTATTTCTCCTTGAAGTGCGGTAACTGCGTTGGTTAATGTTGTAACATCACTTGCAGACGGAGCACCAATCCACATTCTTTCTCCTGAACCTAACGAAGAAAGAACCATTCCATCGGCAGAAGGAAGACCCAAATAATCTTCTTTCGTGTTTTCTATTGCTAATGCTGAACTCATTTCATTAAATTTATCAAGCAATGATGATTCAGGAAGATAAATATGCGCTCCACTTGTTTTAAGAGTCGCTTTCTTTTTGTTAATCGTTGAAACTTTTTTGATTGAAATATTATCATGAAGATGATTAATTGCTACTAGGTCTTGAAATTCTGTTACCCCATCACTTGTGGCGCAAGAAAGAATATCTGTTATTCTGTCGTAAGACAGTGAAGTAATATGTCCGCCTGTTCCTTGAATTGTGCATTTTGCGTCAGGCAAAAACAATTTTGATTCGGTTAATTCAATGTGTTGCAATTGGGTTTGTTGTGGTCCTGTTGCTGTCACTCTAATAAGAGCTTTTGGATAAGAACCGGCAATTTTTAATGTTGAAGAAGTGATTGTAACACCTTCAATTGGGTTCGTTGTGGCTAATCCTGATTTAAATTCCCATGCAACTCCATTATATTGCCATCCATAAACATAAAGAACACCCGAAAAATCTGCATCATTTAATTCAAGATAATCTGTAGGACTGAATCCTGAATATTTGACTAAATCAGAACCCGGATAAATTGGTGTTTTTGATATTGATCCTGTTACAGTGAGATTGTTTGTTTTAACTGTTCTGTCTTTTTCAACGTCGGGAGAAGTCAAGATTCCTTCAACTGTATCAGCAAGATAACAACCTCTAATATCACCGACCATCCATCCAGTATTATATGTGTAATCAATAAAACAATTCATCCCTAAATCAGGATTTTGGTCTTCTTTTATGAAAACAAGTGCAGGATTCTGATAACTTACATCAATATAATGTGCTCCTGCTATAATATCATTTTTGAAGAAAATAACATCATTATTGAATCCACTGTTTCCTGGAGTGATATTTGAAGTTTTTACAATTGAACTGATGGTATAAAATGTACCAAAAGAATTTTGATCAATATCAACAGAAGGTATTTCTCCGATTTTAAAAACATCATCGGGTGATGAAACAGGAGCAACAGTGAACATAAGTCGTTTATCTGTTGAAAAATAAACATTATTTGAACTTCCTCCAGTAATATCAACAGCGGTTCCTGAACCAGCAGGACCATCAAAAATGGTTACTCCTAAATCAGTTGAAACGCCAATAACAACAGGGTGAAGACCAGTAATAGGATCAGGAACAGAATCTTTTAAATAAGTCAAAGCAACATCATTGATATCGTTGCTTACAAGATCATAAGTTGGTTCATAATTTACAACAGACCATGAGGTTGTGTACCTATTTGCAATCAATTCATCAATTGGTTTATAATATCCGTCATCCATAATCTTTATTGAAATTTCTTTCAAGAAATCAATTTTGATCAATCCTTCTCCATAATTGCCTACACACAAAACACCATTCAGCATTGAAACTGGCATTTTTGTTGTAGACGCAAAGATTGATCCTCTTGGAAAATTCATCCACATAGGAAAATCAGTATCAGTTGCGTCATAAATTGTTACTGCGCTATCTACATTGTTTCTTGTCACGATAAGCGCAACAGCCGGAAATTCTTTCGTTTGACCACGGGAAACGCTGTTCAGTGGCTCATTGTACCAATTAAGTGTATGTGTTTGAAAACGCCAAATACCACGATCTGTGTCCTGCGAAGTGTCATAAAGGAAAACATCTAAAACATCACCAGACACCAGAAAATCAAACGAAACTTCTGAAACATCATAATTCGCTAAAAGCCTTCGTGTGATTTCGTTGATTGAATTGACAACAGAGGTTTTATCATCGGTTGTTAATGAAGCCAGTGGTCCGATTGTTGTATTGATATCGTCAATATCAGAAGTGTTTGCGTCAATTTCGCCATCAAGCCGGGCAACCTCAATATCAAATTCTCCAGAAATTCTGGTTGACTCTGTTGTTATGTCGGTGTTGATTTCATTGATTGCTGCAACCACAGAGGATTTGTCTGTCGTATCAAGATCAGCAAGATTACCAATATTTGAAATTGAATTGTCTAAATTGGTCTTGTTTTCGTTGATTCCAGCGACAAGAGAAGATTTGTCAGTGGTATTCAAAAAATCAATGTCACCGATATTTTCAGAAACTTGGTTTACTTTTAAACGCCATTGATCAAATGTATCTTTCTTTGTGACAATTGGTTTAGCCATGTTTGTTTTCTTTGAGTATTGTTAAAATTTCATTGAGAATTGATTCTTGCTTATTCATTCTTTCTTCTAAATCAGAAAGACGGTTTCTGTCTTTCTGAATCAATTCTTTCATTTTTCTAGCTTTCAAAAATCCTTCTTTATTTGTATTTATGACTACACCCGATGGCTTTTTTCTGAAATCCATTTTAATAAAAATTAAAAATATATTGTGTCTTTTGTTGTAAAATAAACCGTTGAATATTTTTGAACTGAAACTCGTTCTGCTCTGGCCGGAGTTGGTATTATACCTTTCGGAAAATATGTATTCGCTGGCCATGTCAGAGTATATAAATCTCCATAAGCAATATACATAGTTATGCTTCTTCCAGAATTGAAATTTATATAAGAAAGTGTAGTATTTCTATCTAATGTGACAGCAAAAGAATCCCCAAGGGATGCATCAATTACAGTGGTGGTTCCTACTGTAGTTCCTACAAGAGTATCAATGGGATATGGAACTCTTGCGCCAACTGCACTGATATTATCATTTAAATCAGATTCATCATTTTGAAGGGCAACTATGTTGGCAAAAATTTCATCCCTGTCTGATAATGCTACATTATAATCATATTCTGCCAGTGCATAGTCAGAAACACCCGTGATTTCGCCCCAATATCTCGATCCATCTAAATCTCCAAATAATACTTCACCGGGTCTTGCTGGATATTTCAAGAAATTCTCTTTATCAAGACCTATAAAATTGCTTGCATTAAGAAATCCCATAAACTGTTCAATTCCTAAATCTGGATAATCTTCAATTTTAAACACAACAGAAGACGTTAAATCAAGTTCATTTAATGAATTAACAATTGATGATTTATCTGTCGTTTCAAGAGAACCAAGAGAACCAATTAAATCATTTGTATAAATTATATAATCATCATTATTATCAATTTCTCCATCAAATCGTTGAACTTCAAGATCATAATAAGATTCAACTGCACCAAAAGTGGAGTAGTTAGTGCCTCTTAATTCATTGATGCCACCAACCAACGTTCCTTTTTCTGTCGTGACAAGAGATTCCAAATCTCCTATTCTAAAATCAATTTCGTTCATTGAAACAATAATTTCATTAACAGATAAAATAAGAATATCTTTTTTGTCTGTTAGGAGATCAGAAGGATCTCCTACATTTTCAGAAATTTGATTTGATTTTTCAATAAAGTCAATGACTTTATCTGTTATTGAAACTTGTGGGATCATTCAATGCCCTCTATTTTCAGGTTCCTAAACAAATGATACGCAAATCATCAATTATAGGAACAATGGTTGTGCTTGAAGATTTTGAAACAATTTTGATTGCAAACGAAGTGAATTCTTCTCCGTCTTCAAATTCTCTTGTGAATTCATATTCTTTGAAATCTTCTTCATTTTCAGAAACAGGAACAAATATATCAGGATCGCCCAAGAGGCTCCATTCAAGATCAGCAAAACGTGAAGTATCATACGGACCTTGTTTTTTATACCAAAGTTCAATGTTTGATCCATTCATAACCACCGCAGTTACTAAGACTTTTACTGCAATAGCGGGTTCTTCAACTGTTACTTTTTTCGTCTGATATTTTGAAATAGCAGTTCCACCTTGAGCAAAATTCTCAGGAATATATTTGTATTGTGTTTTGCACCATGTTACGCTGATTGTACCAGACGCCGTTGAAGCGGCATTTTCATTAACATCAACAAAATATGAATTATCATCAATTCGAGTTATTGTATAATAGCCAGTCAGCGAGGAAGTAGAAACACCACCAATTGTTGCGTCCGAATCAATATAAATTGCAGCACCAGTTGCCATACCGTGTTCTGGGTGGACAATGGTTAAAAGTGATTCATTTTCGTTCACAGAACAATTAAAATCGGCAGTTTGTGTTGTATGATTATCAATTCTATTCGCAACGGTGATAACAGAGCATCTATTCATATCCACAACAGGAGAAATGTTCCTGTTTGTGCTGTTTATGATATTTATCAATTGAAGTGATTTTTCGTTGCTTAAATTGAAATATTCATTCTCATAAGAACAAATTCTCATTGATTCTTTCATGAAGTTATTTTCAACAATACTCAATCCAGAATACGAACCAATAGGAACAATTGAATAATCTTTGGTTGTTGTCTTTGAGCCCCAAAGAGAAGACGACCCAGGCAAAACAAGTTCTGAAATGTTCGGGCGAAGAACATCCATTTGAATGTTTCTTGTCGCTTCAATTCCCAATCCACCCGTCAATCCAGTATCAGTTGCTGGGGTAATCACTTCAATTTGATAAGAATCAAATTCAATGTTATCAATCAAAAACGATCCATTCAATTCTGATCCTGGAATTCCATTATAAGTAGAAGACTCACTGAATCCACTTAGTGTTACTTTTGAATTTTCAACAAAACCATGCGCGAACTGGTGAACCCTAACCTTTGTTGAATCAATAAATGTTTCAATTGGATTAATATCAAGAATGTCAGTTGTAAGTGTCTGATTGTTGAAAAATGCTTGACCAATATAAGGATCACCAGAACCTTCGGCGGTTTCAATTTGGAATCTTGCTTTATTCAAGATAAACTTCATGTCTTGATCTTGATTTGCTGTCCAAGTTGAAGCATTTTGTGATTTAAATAGAACACCATTATAAGGTTGTTTTGAAATCATTTCTTTTGTTGTTACGTCAAGCTGACCCATATTAGCAATCCAGACATTATAATCAAATGAATCAGACAAGAGAACAAAGCAATATTCGGTTCCTTGCTGTAAATAAACAGGAGCTTGCATTTCAAAAGTTGTTCCTTCAAGAGCATAATCAACATCAATGTTGATATATTCAGGATAAAGAACTACTTCTGAATAAGGAACAATTGCTTGTCCGGGGTATCCGTTAACAACTTCACGAATTTGGAATGTAATTGGTAATCCAGATTCGTCTTTTTTCTGGAAATACAAAGTACATGACGTTACAAAACAACCACCTTCCTCTTGAACAAGGAAAGTTTGTGCAAGAGGATCGTACCATTCGGTTGCACTTGTCGTGGTTGTTGAAGTGGTTGACCTAACAGTTCTTTGTTGATTAAGCGGTTCGCGGTTAAATCTAATAGTCTTTGTTGAAAGAACTGTTCCTTCTTGCTGAAGCATTGAACCAAGAGACTTGAAAATTCCTTCTGCTTTTGTTTGGTTCGCTTCTGCATTATTCTGTTGATCATTAAGAATAAACTTTCTTTCGCCAGTTCTAAATTTCAGATTGTCATTATTAGGAATTTTGAAAATAAGAGAAATTCTTCCTTTTTCGTCAGTCTTTAATTCATCTCCTGCTGTAGTTGCGATGATATTTGCACTATCAGCCAGGGTTGCTGTTGCTCCTGAAGTGGATCCTGTAACAACTTGTCCAACGTTGAATGCTGATTGGTTCCAATTTACAATAGTCAATTCAGTATCAGACTCAAAAACTACAATTGCAGATCCGTTGCCTGATGTAGTAATAGTTTCTTCTTTGCCTACTGCCGTCAAGAACGAACCAGTTTTGCCGGTAATAGGAATGCGAATTGCAGGAGTACAGTGCGCCGAAACATTAATATCATCAAAGAAAGGATAAACAACAGTTGAAGGTTTCATTGCTTCAACTTTAACTAGCACAGGAATACTTCTCATGTAAGGAATATAATTTATTCCTACTGTCCTATCTCCTAGGAATTTGTTAATTGTTTCCTCAGAGAAAGTTGTTTTTGTGCCAGAACGTGTTTGTTTTGCGGTTGTTGTGGTTGTAGCTGTTGCAGTAATAATTGCTCTAACTTGTTTTTCTGTATCATGATCCCTTGTTCTGTCAATTTCAAGACTTCTGTTTGAAGTAACCTGAGTTGATGAACTTGACCACGTTGTTTCCCAATCATTCCAAGAAATTCCATTAAGTCCTTCACCGTAAGTTGCGATAAATTCAAGTGCTTGAAAATGAGCATCATCATTTACAATCAAATCGCCGTTTTTCTTTGTGTCGTACCAATTATCTGAATCTGGTTGAAAATTAACTTTCCCCTCAAACAAACGAATAGAAAAAGGGTTGACATTCTCTGTCATACTTGCTAAAGTTTGAGAAATGAAAGGTACAGAAGTATAAGGCAATGTGACAAGCGGCCCTGTTTTTTGAACAGTGGTTGATTTTGTTTCGTCAAATTCAAGATTCACCGAATCAGTTGAAAAGGTTGATCTCATTTGTTCCAATCTTGGATCAATTGAACAACGATAATCAGGATTCAAAGAATCGCCAATACCATGAGACTTAAATGGTTCAACCAAGAAACCATTTTTAAACCGATCAAATCCAGAAACATCTTTGATTTGCATTTGAGCGGTTTCTTTTTCAAGCAATGACAACGAAGTATAATATTCAAGATTACTAATTCGCTTTTCAAGACGGCCAATATCTCTCATTGTGTAACGCTTATTGTCAATAAACTTTGGTTTTGCGTTTTTCGGAGAATATGTGTATGCAGTCATGAAGATTTCATAAAGAACCATGCCGTCAGAAGGAGATTTAGGAGGAGAAGGGTACACTGCTGGATTTCCTTCAATAATACCAAATCTTCCAGTGTAATCAATATAAAGTTTGTCAATGCGGCTCAAGTAGTGTTCATAATCCATTCTAATATTTGAAAGCGCAACAGGCATTTCGCATGTACGCGAACCAGTTCCTATAAATGAATCACCGGTTGAATTGATTACTGGTCTAAAGTCAATACAATCAGCAAGATCATATTGTCCATCTTCTGAATAATATGCAGGAATGTCATAATAATATTCATCTAAAGAAGTGCCCAAAGAAGAGTAAGAATCAACAGAACAGAAATCGCCTGTTGTATGAGAAAAGAACGAAAATGTTACTGTGAGACTTCCTTTTGGTGCGCTATATCCTGATTTTAACTGAATTCGTGAAAGATCATAAAATGAATCCCTTTGTCCATTATCAAATAAATATCGTTCGGTGATATCTCTATCAGAATCACCTCCGTCGGTTACGGAAATTAATCTATAACCGTCTGCTCTTGATAAATCGTCAAATTCACCTGGCACTGTATTAGGTGATGAAATAACTTGGGTGATTTCAGTAATTGATTTTGTTCTTTCGGCTGAAACTGTTTTGACTACTGGCAAGCTAACACTAACAGTTGATCCAGAAAGTCCAGTCAAACCTGTAATGGTTACAACTGATCCATTAATGGTTACATCACCGTCGCTTATTGGAACAAAAGAAGCCGCTGAAGTTGAAGCAGCGAGGTCCATAATAATATAGTTTCTTCCTGTGAATGCATTAGGAACAGAGTTAGTTCCAACATCAATTTCAATGGAATCAGAAGACACTGGAACAGCAGGATAATATCTATTCACTGTGTACGAAGTGTCGTTTATATCGTTTGGTTTGAGTGTTCTTACATATTGGTGTGGAAGTTTAAAGATACTTGATTTTTTTGTTGGATTGATAATCATGTTGTCTAAATCTTCATAATCGCCACCAACATTAGGAGTGCAAGTAAATTGTGCTGAAGAATTAGAATCCGTGATCCATGATACTGAACTCCATGTTTCGCCGTCATTTAGGTTAATATCAAAAAGATACAGTTTATAAACGTATTCTTCATGCGCGGCACCAGCAGAGTTATCAATTAACTCAATCCCTCTGACTCTTGCTGTGCCAATAGGAGTTCCTGATGCTGGAATATTGCCGTCTAATGGAAGAGGATCTGAATGCCAAAGATAAAGAGTTTCAAACGTGGACCAATCAGGAATCATGTAACACCGTGTGACGTAAATATAATTCCCGATATTAAAGTTCAAAACGGCATTATTATAAACTGCTGTTGATCGTGCTTTGTTTGTCTCAATCCAAGTGGTCGCTAATTTCTGTCGTTCGTAACCACGAACGTATGCTTTGCCCGGCTCAATTCCAATTGCAAGTTTTGATTCATCACCAGAAGGAGAGTCTGTTGCAAGATACTTACCGTCTGCAAATCTAGGAATTGATTCATCTTTAAGATGTTCTCTGATTGAAATATTAAAAGGAGAAACTGTATAGTCTCCAGATTCATCGTAAGTTCGCCGTGCAAATGTTTTTTCAAGTTCACTGTACTCTGAAGTTCTTATTTCATTAATAATTGTTCCATCTTCAATTCGTTGTAATTCAACAAAATCCTCAGGAACTTCGTCATTTACGTTGATATATTCAAGTAATAGATCAATTTTATAACGATACGCACCCGGAGCAGCATAGTTATACGAACCAATAGCATTATCATTAAGCGTAGGATCGTCTTCTGGAGTAATAATTCTTTCGTAATTTCTTAAACCTACTTTACATGTCGGAGTGTCTGAATATTTTGAAAGAATTAGTGTTTGTTTATAAACATTGACGAAAAACCCATCAACATAATAAACACCAGCTTCAATTGACGATGCAGAACCAATACCAATAGAAGAAAATGAGGTTACTTCTGAAGATCCTTGTACTTGACATTCAAAAAGAGCATTATCTGTTCGTTGAAGAATTTCACCATCTTGAAATGTCTGAATACCGGAAATACCAGATTGAATATATTTTACATAAAGTGTTTTTGGATCATCTCCTTCAATATCAACGGCATTAATGACTTCCGCAATAACCCCAGAAGTCAAACCAGTGATTTTTGAACCAACGAAATCACTTAATACAACTTCTTCCGAATCATAAAGTTGATTTATTTTAACATAATGGTATTTGTTGTCAAACGTTATCTGACCGGGAATAACCATTGCACCGTTTTTGAAAATGTGGTTACCAAAACGGGCAATTTGATTCTGTAAAATGGTCTGCTGTTGTGTCAACTCTCTTGCTTGAACAGCAATAGATGGACGGTAAAGAATTCTATGAAAATTCTTTGACTCCTTATAATCATCAAAAAACGGATTTTTCTCGAAATTTATTGCCATTTGAATTTAGTATCCTATAAAATTTTATTTTTTCTTTCAGAGATCAATTAAAATTCAATTGAAAAAATGAACGATTCGGATTGACCAGCAGAACGAGAAATAGCCTGTAAATGTTCAAGATACACGATTTCTCCGCTGTTTTTGTCTACAACATTATTTATAACGTCTGTGACTTGTGCAATCGTGCTTGGCGAATTTTCAAGCTGAATGAATTCATTCATAGCAAAATTTCCAATTCTATCGCTTATGTAAAAAATTGCTGTTGGTGAATTGGGTGGTTCAATTTTAAAAATTCTTGCTTCGGCATTAGAAGACATTCCTAATATTTTTTGAACATAAGAAAATACTGAAGTAATGTTTATCACTTCAATGGAATCCATAAGAGAGTAAGCATTTCCAGTTAAAGGTTCACCAGATAAATCTTTAACATCTTTTATAAGTCCAATTTTTCTGTAAGCATTTAATTCAGTAAAAAGACCCATTTCGCTTCCCATGAAAGTTTGTTTTGTCATTGCGTGTGTTGCACCTAATTGTGCTGCTACATTACTACCGTGTCCTTTTGCAGGAGAAAGAACTGCTCTTACTTCTGCGTCTTTTCCATCCCCATAAATTGTAATATTCGCAAAAGTATATCCAGAACCCGGATTAGTGACAGTAATTTTTGATATTTCATTGTTCTCAACATCAATAATTGCTGTTGCTCCTGTTCCATCACCATCAATTGAAATGGTTGCTCCTGAATATCCAGAACCAGAATTGACGATTTCATAACGATTAATTGTTCCAGGCGTAACTGTTTGTTCAACTGTCAAATGTGCTTGTGTTTTTTGTTCATCGTTCATCGGGCAAGGAATCAAAGCAGTATTTACATATTCAAGGTAGTCAGAATGAATATTATACATGAATTTCCATATATAACCATCTGTTGTTTCAAAAACGTCTGTTGATTGACCAGTAGGAACATCTAATGAAGGAGATCCTTGATTGTTGTCAATGCAGAGGTAAACATTATATTGGAACACGCCGGAAGAGTTGTCTTGTACAAAAACATAAAAAGGTTGTTCGGGACCAAGCCAATTTCTTGCAAAATGCAAATCATGCTTTGAATCCCATGGAGTATAGACAATACCAGCATCCCATTCAAAGCGTTTCAATCCAAGAACGCCGACAGGATCTCCTTTTTTCATAAAAATCAAACCACGTCTTGTTTTGTTGATAACGTCAACTTCATTTGTCGCTACGTCTGGAGACTGTTCATCTTCCCAAGGAGAAATTTTTGAAGCGAAAAAATATAATTCACTTAATGATTCAATGAATTTTTTTGCAGAATGAATTCGTGTTGCCGTTGAAATAGTTGCTGACATATTATTTTAATCCAATTTTTTATGAATTTGTAAATGTTGATGCATTAGAAGCATTATTTGATGCGTTAGAAGCATTAAATTATATTTTAATTTGTTTTATTCAATAAGAAAATAATTCACTAAATCATTATCAGTTGATTCTTCAAAATCTCCTATTTTTATATCAGAACCAAGACAAATATTAGATTTTCTTGAAGCATTTAAAGTCAAATGATCAGGATCTTCTTCATAATCATTAGGACTGAGCCAACCAAGTTCATAAAGATAAAAATCTTCAAATGAGGATATTTGAGTATTTCCAAATTCTGACAAGAATCCGTCATCAAATGGTTGATACTCAAATCTGAATTTGTAAAATTCTGTCGTGCTGAGCCATGGAGAAATAATACCACCAATAGAAGAAGAATAAAGTTCGCTTCCTTTTTCCATCAATCCAAATACAATAGAACCCGCTGGATGAATTGTATTCTTTAACGGGTTGATCCATAGAGATTTATCTTTTGTTGTATTGATAACATAAGAGAAATCCTGATAATAATAAGAGTCTTGTAGATATTTATTAGAGTCTAGGAAACCATCTGTATTTCTGAAATATCCTTTATAGTTTCCAATAGCTCCATAAAGAAAATTTATCATTGCAATTGATTGTTTATAAATTACTCCTGATCCTGATGGACCAGTAATTGTTTCTCCTTCAATAAAAGTTCCATCAATTAATGCAATGCCCATTATATTATTTGAATATCGTCTAATCGTCCCTGTTGCTCCAGAAATAGAACCTTCAATTTCATCATTTACAGCAAATCCTCCTATAACATTATAAACGAAAATATTTTGAAAAGGATTTATTTCAGAAGGAACATCTGAATAATTAACACCAAAAGAAATGAATTTTAGTTTCTTGATTGCTCCGATAGTAGATGATACCGGATAAAGTTCGGCGCCGGTTCCATTTTCAGTATCAATGTCAATATGAGGAATTTCTTGATAGTCATACCCATTATTAAGTATTTTAATTTCTGTAATTCCGCCATTAACATCAACGTTTGAAACTCTTGCTTTTGCTTTCAGGCCAGATTCAGAAGTAAAAACAATTTCATCATTTATTGCATAATTTTCTCCAGCATTGATAATTTCAATGTTTTCTATGCTTCCTTTTTGGACTTCATCAACTAGAACAAAAGCATCCACGCCCGTGTTGCTTTGAATGTTAATGAAGTCGCCCGGTAAATTATTTAAACCGGGAACAAGAATTTCATAATCATTGATGATTGAATAAATTTTCTCATTGAATCTATATCCATCATAAGATGTGCCAATAACACTTTCATTTACTTGAAAATTTGTTATTGGGTTCATCAAGTCATATTGTGTTAAGAACAATTCAGCAACATAATATCCATTTGAAGCAATATAAGTTTTGACTTTTTCAACCAGTGCTTTAGCTCCAGAAGAGAAACCGTGTATTTCTGAGCCTTCAAGTCTTTTAATTTCATCGTTTTGCTGTGAATTTGTCACTTTAATAACAAAATCATTCTGCCATTTTCCGTCTGAGGCACGAAGAATGTCAACAGTAGGATAATATAATGTAATGTCTTCATTGAAAAGAATTCTGAATAAGAATTTTACTGATGCTTCAGTTCCCACAGATTGATAAAATTGTTTAATATTCTTTATCAGATTCCTTTTGTCAAGTGCTGCAAGTCTTTCGTGCGGAAGACCGGATAAAAATTGTTCACTGAAATTTTCAAGATACTCAAGTGTTGTTTCGTCAATATTTGCATAATTTAATAAGTTCGCCAAAAATTCATAAGGCTGGCCTTGATTTTCTTGCTGAGAATAATAAACTTTAAGAAATTCAACAAAACGAGGATATTCTATCGTGACAAATTTTGGGATAGAATTTTCAATTAATGCTGTTATTTTTTTGTCGTTCATACCATCCATTTATTGTCTCTCGTTTTGTTGATCAAAAAATTATTTGTAATCAAGATTGATCGCGGTTACATTGGTAACAATTCCTTGTTTCCGATTAAAATCTTGTTTTGCTGCTGAATCGTCCATCATGATGATTTGATTGTTTTCTGAATGAATATTTTCAGAAACAGGAGTCGCATGAATTCTTATATCAAATGTATCAGATGGAACTGAATAAGGAAGAACAGAAAATTGAACTTTTCCTGTTGTATAATCAACCGTTCCTATATTATTAAACACGGGCATATTTAACAATGCATCCTTTGTCAAAAGATTTCCTTTCCCATCATCATAAATTGCTTGTTTTGCAGTTGATCCAGTAACACCAGTGTTGTAATATGTTGAAAACACGGAACCCGGTACAATTGCATTTGAGAAATTTATTGTAAATTGCTCTTCAACTCCAGTTCTTGGAAATATTTTTGTCATAAGAGTTAAATCCATTAAAGAACCAGAAATACTTGAATCAATATCATCTATGATTCCAAGAAGTTTTGAAAAATAAAACGTTGAGTTAAATTTTTGGAGATAAGAATTTGAATATTTTAAAATCTCTTCTCTTACTCTGCTTTGGATTCCTGATTCAGACAGAACTGTTTTTGCTTTATTGAACATTACGCTAACATCCGACAAAATATAAAGATATGTCGGATCAACTATTTCAGGAATAACGGTGACTACATTAAATTTTTTAATAAGTTCTTCTTTGATCTTTGCTTTTAAATTGTCAGAAAGATATTCGGTGTGGGAAGGTTTTATTGAGAAGAAAACTTTACCATAAATCGGTGGGTCGTTA